CGGATCAGCCATCGCAAGCTGATTGATAAGCTGCATTGCCGCCTGGAACTGCTGAAGCATCGTAGCGTTCTCCTGTATCTGCTGCTTGATCTTGTCCTTGCCTTCAAAGTCCATCATATCTACGCACACAAGCGCAGGAATTGCGTTCTCAGGATGGAAAAGGCCCATGCCATATAATTCCTTTGCTGTCTCATTTTGTGCCGCTCTGGAGAAAGGAGACTGCTTCTCAGCGGATACTGAGATGTCGAATATAGGTCTTGAATGTCTGACAGTACCATCAGGCAGCATGACATCGTGCTCTACGATACCGGCATTGCTGTACTGAATGAATCTGTAGTCACCATTCTCATCCATCGTGCGGAAGGATCTCGGCTCCGCATAGAACTGTCTCACAAGCTCGATGACCATGTGATACAGCTCACGCTCTGCTCTGTATAGCTCCTTATTCAGATCACGGCTGAGCTTACTGCCAGCCTCTTGAAGGGCCGCTACTGCCGAAGCTGCGGTTATTCCGCCACTTACTCCGCCCTGGTTAAAGTCTCTGTTGCCGGATGTTTCCTTAAGCTCCTCGATCTTGTTCATGAGATGATTCATCGCACCATTCGGCACATCATCTACATCGATCTTTCTGACCGAGTCTCCAAGCTCACCGGCAGCAACTTCGACTATTTCCTCGTCCCAATCTGCAAACTTAGCGACATCGATGTTGGCGTTCTTCCTTGCCCAATATCTTGGTCTCGCCTTCATCAGAGCGTTCTTGATGATAGCCTGATCGAGCTTGTCGATGTCCTTCTGAGGATGCTTCATGATATCTAAGTATCCGAATCCCCACGGAGTATCCTTGACAGGGAAGAGCCTTGCCACAACGAATGGGAACTTACCATGCTCATAGAATCCGTTCTCATATCCAGGCTGATTCTCTGAGCACCATGCCAGCTCCGCATTCACGAAGATGGCAAGATGCAGCACAGTCTTTGGTATCTCATGCACCTTGACCTTAGTAGGATTGCCATTCTCATCGATGCCATCCATGTAGACAGGCTCTGTTATCGGAACCTTGTAGTACATATCCACGACCTCGACACAGTTTGAAGTATCGATGTTGTCATCGTGAATGTACTTGGTTATCCTTCCTGAGTCCTGAGGTCCTATCTTGTCAGCGATCTCAGGCCACTTGGCTCTTGCTACATCGATATCCTCTATCGACACATGGTACACCTTGTCTGACTCCTGCAGATCCTGAATGCCTGGTTTCCAGAACAGGTTATGCACATCGACATTCGTGATAGCTATGTCACCAAGTCCATCGTGCTTGCTGGTATCCCAGAACGCTCCTTTGATAGCCGCACCATCGATGCAGAAATCCCATGCGGATCGTCTGAATACTTCTTCGTAATCATTCTGCTCAAGGATTGCCGGTACGATATCCGTAAGAAGTCTCGCCTCTTCCTCATCGTCAGCCTCTCTCGGCAGGATGTTAGGCTTCGGAAAGCTGTCCATGATGTCAGCATGTTTATTGAGCAGCGAGTTGACTGTCCACGCAGAGCCTACATCGAGTCCTGCCTTCTGCGCTTCGTTAGTCTCACCGCCTATGACTGACCAATGTCGCAGTCTCCACCATTGCTGATTCTCTGTGGCCTTGTTGTCTATAGCCTTCTTGGCATCGACATACACCTGTAGGTCAGCCAGAGCCTTCTCAGTCTGTTCCTTGCCGAACTTACTGTGTCCATCAAGGACAAGATCGACAATCTTTTTATCCTCGTTCAATGCCTCTGTCTCCTTTCTATGAATTCATTAGCAGTGTAAATGTATCGTAGTCATAATCGTCCGTCTGAAGATTAAGCGGATCATCAGGCGGAGGAGTCCATTCCTTCTCAAGCGTTACCTTCGACCTCGGAGCTATAGGCCTCGACATGTTCACATAACGCCATTCATCGTAGATGTGATCCTCAAGATGCGTGTCCACATCCTCAACATCAGTCTCGCTGTACAGAAGGGCCGGTATAGTCCTTATGAAATGCTTGCAAGTCCTGAACACATAGAACATCGGTATGCCATCCTCATCGAATGCAAGTCTGTAATGGCACTGCATCTTGCCAGGTATGCGCTTGTTGTCTGCCTTGTCGAAGTAGACTCCGCACTCCTCAAGCTGTTCTGCTATGGAAGGGCCTCCATCAGATGCGAAGATGGCCGGATCTGCCACGCCGTATACATGCTTACCGGCAATGCGTTCATCCTCGTCCTCTATCTCAGCGATCTTGGCTCCAAGCTGCTGCACAGTCCATTCGACACCCATGTTAGCTTCGCCTGTACAGCCATACAGCTCACGGAACCGGTACATCCTGCCAGCACCTGAGACAGCAGTCCATGCCACAGAGAATGGTTTTGAGTATCCCCAATCTAATGATCGATATATAGTCCAATCATCAGGAATAGGAAAAGGATTGCATACATGAGTCCATCGTCTGTCATCGTAGTGTTCTGGATCATCAGTAAATTCTCCGAATACCTGTCCTTCAAAGACATCCCATCTGCCGTATCTCCATGCCTCTCTCAGCTTGTATGGCAATGCTTCAAGTGTAGCTATGTACTCCGGCTGTGCTGCCATGAGTGCCGTGTTATCATCCACAAGAGCTTGTATGAATGTGTAGTCATCAGGATTCTCAGTCTCAAGGAAGTTCCTGTCTATGAACACTCTCTTGATGTACGCATGGCCTTGTCCGCCTGGATTGCATGTGTAGTAGCATCTCTTCGGGAATTCATTGACACCACGCAATGTCGCTGTGATAGCTTTCATCTGATACTCAGAGAGCTGTGCTGCCTCATCGAGGAAGATGACATCATATTCCAAGCCTTGCAGCCGGTCGAGATCCGCATCTCTCGCACAGTACATGAATTCAATCGTGCTGCCGTTAACGAAGGTAAGGATCTTGCTTGTGCTGTTGTACCTTGCCATATCTCGGCACATGCTCTTCAGTATCCTTATGTGGTTACCTTCAAGTTCCTTGTAAGTCCTACGCACTATCAGCATCTTTATGCCTGGATATCTTGCGGCAAGCAGGACAGCCTTAGTTCTTACGGCCCAGCTCTTGCTCAGCCTCCACCTCTGGCTATGCACCGCCGTAAGCAATATTCTTACAGCGGCTATTCAGGAACAGTTTCTGCTTCTCGTTAGGTTTAGCAATTCTCAGTGTGGACATCGGCATCACCCCCTTCCCCTATAAAAGTTAAGTGATGCATCACTCTGACCATCCTTCCTCAAAGCCATCGATACGAATAGCGTTAGTGCTGTCCGGTCTTCCGTACTCAGCCTTCTGCTTCTCCCATTCAAACTTCTCACGCTCAAGTTCAAGCCTTGCTGCATCGATCTCATGCTTCTGCATCGCTTCAAGTCTCTGTATATCAAGGAGACTCCGTGACAAGTCTTCCATCATCTTGAGCATTTGAAAGCTGTCTTTCATTGCTCTTGTGTCATACTTTGTGAACAGCTTCTCTTCTGTGGTTATGAGCATGCTGTTATCTTCGATAAGCTTTGTCTCCACAAGATGTTTCCGGTATTGCTCGGAGTCAGAAACCATCTTTTCGTAGTGTTCTTGCAGCTTTGCAAGATAGTTTGACTCCTTTGACAAAGCCTTTGCTTGCTTGTCACATGTTTGCGATATGGATTTTGATATTAATTTCGATTGGTATTTTTTCCTGGTGGCGAACCAGCCTTCAGCCTTTGATTTTTTGGCAACAGTGTCATAACCTATGCCATATTTTTTAGCTAATTTACGCAGAGACATATCCGGTTCTGTTACATACTCATGCGTAAGAGCTGCCCAATCATAGTTTCGCCTACCACCTTTCGGTTTCTTAGGCATAATAAAAGTCTCCTTTCGATATCGACACGATACCTTAAGGAGACAATTGATTTCGCCCCACACTTGAAATCAGAATGGAAGCTCGTCTTCTGCTGCGCTGAAGCTGTCAGGGATATCCGGCTCCGGCATTTCCATGAAGCTCTGTTTCGGCTTCTCGCTCATACCATCGAACGTATAGTCCATCGCTACCTTGATGATCTTGGTATGCTCCACGCCATCCTTCACCCAGCTCTTAATAGTCTCAAAACCATCTTTCACATAGACGATAGCCTTGTTAGGGATGTCAGGAGATCCTCTGAATCTTACTTCCTGAAATTCGGATATCCAGGAGTCACCTTCCTTCTTGCTGACTCTGATCGCATACTGAGGCTTCTCAAACTTATCGGATCTGTAAACCTTCTCGCCTCTGATGTCTGTGCTCCATCTTATGCCCATTAATCTTCGTTCCTCACTTTCATAAATTTTCGTCCACTTAGCTTACCGCTTCTGTTCTTCGACACGGAATCCATCACAGAATCTTGTCCGATGCCGTAGATCTCTCCAAGTTCTCTTGCTGTGTCGCATACGGCAAGCGGCAGCTCATATTCATCTGGTTCTACGGCGATCCATAAATACTTCTGCTTCATAGTTCTATAGTGCAAACATAGGGCAAGGCGTTTGGTTCGAAAAAGGCTGATAATACTTAGAAAAGAGATATAACGTATTTGCCTCGCCCTATGCTGTGCCAATGTTATTTCCACGTACAATCCGTCTGCGGAGTATCGGCTATGTCCTTGACTTCGACAGCCTCACTTATTACTGTTTCGTAAAAATCTCGCAAGGCTCTCATAGCATCCCACATTCTGTTGCAAGGCTCATCTTTTAAAAACTCGTCTGCAAGGTAGTCGGCTTCTTCCATCGTTATGCCATTAAATTCTGTCGGTATCTTCTCGATGTAGAACCCCATCACTCGCTCCTTTCCTCTCGCCACTTGCACTCGCCTCTGAACCGCTTGCGTATCTTG